GACATATATAAAGTGTTTTGGAATATTCCAATTGTAGAATACTGGCGACCACAAGCTGGAATTTTAAAAAAGCAGATTAAGGTAGTCTCTAATACACCCGAAGAATTTGCGGAATATCAGGCGAAGTTGCAAGGCGTGCCATATTACAATGAAAACATTATCAAACAAATAAACAATCCATCTGCCCGAAGATTAAAGTTCAAAGACGAACGAAAAATTACAATTGGGCTGTCTAAAAAGGATATTATGAATTGCCGTGGAAAGGTAAAAAATGCATTTTACAATTGTTTTGCGATTATTATGCGGTTTATGTACGAAGGTGCCTTCCGTGAAATGCACGTGAAAGTGTTTAATACGGGAAAGATGGAAATACCAGGCGTTATAAATGAAGAAATATTAACAATGGTGAAGCACAACATACTCAGCTTAATACAGCCACACGTAGACCTCCCATTAGAATTTGTTGAAACGACCGACGAGAACAATATTCTGATTAATTCCAACTTCAATTGTGGGTTTTTCCTAAATCGCGATGTATTGCACGCAACGTTACGCAGTTCTAAGTATGGCATAGAAACCGCATATGATCCGTGTAGTTATCCTGGCGTAAAATGCAAGTTCTATTATAACAACCGTCTTGCATTAGATGACCCAATGCAGAATGGGCAAATATTGTCAGATGACCGTGGAATGAAGATGAGTGAAATTGGAGAAAATAAAACCTATACCGAAGTATCCTTTATGATTTTCCGAACGGGAAGTTGTTTGATAGTTGGCAACTGCTCGGAGCCAGTACTGCAAGTAGTGTATAGATTTATCAGAAACATATTGCGCGATGAATATGCATCCATATGTGTTCCCACAAGTGACCAACCTACAAAAATAAAGAAACCGAAAATTAGAAAACGGACAGTAGAATTTACTGTGCCAAGCAATTAGGATGTGCTATATAACCAATTAACCAATTCTATCATATTGCCCGCTTCGTATTTTTCTTTTACAATGTCGCGACATAGACTAAATTTGGTAAGTATTTGGTCGTTTTTATCTTGTTCTGATACTGACCCACTGCGGACACGTCTCATTTTTTCACTCTTGATAATCATTGCATTCAGCAAATCCATATACGTAACAACGTTGGGCTCAAAAATGCATTGGATATTTTCTAAATATATGCTTGCAAAATCTAGTTTATCAACTGCATACAAATACCGTAATAAAAATTCATCGCAAATTGCTTTTCGGTCAGCAAATGTATATTTTTGATTATTCCAATAAAACAAAACATTTACCACTTTTAGTATTCGTGAATACATATTTCGCCATTCGTGATTATTAAAGCTTAATAAATCATCAGACATAGTTAATATGTTGCTTATAGTATTAGACGTATTATCTCCATCGTCATCACGCATTTCAAATATAGTTTTTTTGTATACGAAGAGAACCGCATCGGTATTATTTAAACTGTGTGTTAAATGTGAGAGATGTATCTGTTCAATATATTCCAGAAAATAATAACAGGCCTGTTGCGAGTGGTACTTGGCGTGTTCAATATTCTTTTTTTGCAATAATACATATTCAAATACCCGATGTATCGCATTTACTCCAATAGATTGTATTATTGGCAGTTTGTCGGAGGATTTAATGACCTCCGATTTATCAATATGTACAAATAGTTCTCTAATTGCGTGAAAATATTGTTCGGCAATAGATTGTTTTAGCGATTTTGGTGGATGAGAGGCCATATGTACTAAATGTGTATACATATGGATGGTATACAAATGTACGTTTAATTACGCATCGTGTCCAACATTTAGAAAATTATATAATTATTCGTTAGAATGACTTAAAGTATTCTCTCACATATAATTTATATTCGCCATAATGGATAAAGCAAACGAAAAACAAACGCTGGTTACGAGCAATGGATATAGATTGCCCGAGAATAATACACTGCAACACGCAACTAAATTATCAATTGTAGAGGACAAGCCAATTATGATGGATTATTGGACGAGTTCGCTAGATAAATCAGTCCTGATCGGTGTAAAGGACAATCAGGAGAAGTTATTGGTAAAGAGCGAGGAAGAATATACAAGCCCTGTATCTAAGATATATAAGGTCGGTAAAGAGTACATCGTCATGACGGAGAACTCTATTTATATTGTGGATGTGGAAATTCCCACGAAACGCATTAGCGCTTAGATCAATTAATATTTGATGTGAAATTGTATCTCATCAAATATTGTTATGCATTTATAGTATGGTAGATAAACTGGTGATTTGTTCCGCTGTCAATGAATCTGGAAAAATCACATCAAGTTCTAAGATTAGATTACCGACAGTTTGTTCTCGCGTCATTCCCATTGAACGGAATACGTTTCGATGACCGGGTCTAATTACAGATGGATTGTCTGTGTTATTCAATCTTAGTCGTTTGCCGCTTAAATGTACAAATTCAATAGAAAACCCACATAGAGCTTCTTTTAATTGTATGGATTGTTTATATATTAAGTCCAATCCATTCCGTTTAAATATAGAATTATTAGTTACACGCGCAACAAGCTTTATGTCACCGCGCATTACCTGGTTGACAATGTGTCCTTTTTCGGTAATAAGTATGATTTCATTGTTATCTATTCCTTGTGGTATATTTACATACAATGTTTCAACTTCAATGGTTTTGATGCCATTGTTTAAAGTCCATCGTTCAATTTCAACCGGCATTACGCATCCAGAATAACTTTGTTCAATTGTTAGTTCAATTTGCTTTACAATTGGCTCGGGTGGACGCATTATATTCGGGTCACCTTGATGCATCGGGACACCTCCGCGAAAAATTCTTATATTTGGTCCACCCATCCCGCCCATTCCACCATTGAACATCATATGAAATAGTCCATTTATATCCGGAAAATCGCCAGGTCCACCCATATTATGAAATCCACTCATATTATGGAATTGCACTCCTTCATTCGGGCCCATATCGTATGCTTGTCGTTTTGCATCATCTCCCAAAACCTCATATGCGGCATTGATTTCCTGAAACCTAGTTTTTGCATTTTCATCTGGATTTCTATCAGGGTGATACTTCAATGATAATGCGCGATATGCCTTTTTTATATCAGATGGTGAAGCATTTTTATCAACCCCAAGAGTATCATAATGGGTTTTGGCTGACATTATTCTGTCTATCTATACAGTTATAAACAACTGTTTATATATTAACAAAAGAATATATAAAATAAAATAGATGTACCAATATCCAGTATTGCCACAAATGTCTATTGCCGCTCGCCAAAATAATACCTTTATTGCCAAATATAAACCCTACTTTATTGATAATTTTACATTTGCACCAAATATTATTGATACGATTAAGGTCTTAATTAAAACTGATAATTTGAATACGTTATTTATTGGCAATCCGAGTTCAGGTAAAACGTCATTGTTATTTGCAATCGTACGTGAATATTACCACTTGGATAAGAACGCACCCTTTCCGGAAAATAATATTTTATTTATCAATAATTTAAAAGAGCAGGGAATACAATATTTTCGCACTGAAATGAAGACATTTTGTCAATCACATTCAGCAATTCACGGAAGAAAGAAATTAGTCATTATAGATGATATTGATAATATTAATGAACAAAGCCAACAAGTTTTCCGAAATTATATGGACAAACACAAGAAAACAGTTCATTTTATATCCGTGTGCACAAACATTCAAAAGGTAATTGAAAGCATACAATCCAGAGCCCATATTATAAAGTTGTCGGCTACAACGAACGAGCAAGTCAGCGATATTATGAACCGTATTATAGCAAATGAGAAAATTCAGATAACAGAGGATGCAAAACAATATATCATATCTATGTCGCAAACATCTATACGAAATATGATTAATTATATTGAAAAAATATTCATTTATGGAAAACCAATAGAGTTGGAGACGTGTAAAAACATATGTTCAAGTATTTCATTTCAAAAATTTAAAACATATATTGAGAACGTCAAGCAAAATAATCTACAAGAAGCCATTAATGTGTTATATGACATTCATGATTACGGTTATTCGGTAATCGACATCTTAGATTTCTTTTTCACATTTGTCAAGCAAACTGACATTCTAGCCGAAAATGTGAAATACCAAATTATACCGTATTTATGCAAATACATAACAGTTTTCCACGATATACACGAAGATGAGATAGAATTAGCCCTATTTACGAATAATCTGATAGATATTATGAAGAAATGTAAATAGCCAGCAACAATATAAACGTTTGAGTATCTATTACAATAATGTCAGACAAGAAATCTGAAATTATTGATACTACTCACTTAGATAGTGTGGTAACATCGGTGTTGCACAAGTTTACTGATAGAGCAGTGTTTGGTAAAAAGAAGTATGGAACCGACTTAGACCGACAAGATTTATCTACGCACCAGTGGATAGAACACGCACAAGAGGAACTAATGGACGGCATTTTGTACTTAGAAAAACTAAAACAACAAACAAGTATAGTACAAACAAAATAGACGTAAATTTAGCAAATAATATAATCGGGTAGTGTATATACGCATTTTAAATATCAACATGTCATCACAAATATTTAAACAACCAGTACCCATTGACCATTTATATAAGTTGCTGGATCAAATTTGTTTAAAAACAAATAAATATTATGTGATTGATATGAACGCTTTTCGTAAAATGCAATTTACACAATTACATACAAAATTTTGTTCGGACATTTTGCCATATTATCATTTGGGAAAACAGTTTTATGTTAATCGTGAGATGACGTATAATTCATTTACCACAATTCTCCGACAAATTTGCAAATATCATGCAATCATGTTTTCATCACAGATAAAGTATAACGAGTCCAAGTATAATATAAACTATCATATTTACCACAGCGACTAAAAAGAAAATATACAATCATACTATACAAGGAATATAATTATGTTGTTTAGTTCAAAGAATGCTTCTACTTATATTTTAACAATTGGTACCATTTTGATTGCGAGTTATTTCGCAAATGCATACAAACAGGCATTTGAAACGAATGATGAATACGATTTAATACGTAAATATCTATTAAATGATTCGCCGTTGTATGGTTATAATCGCCCCAAGCTTTGGATACATTCCAAATATGAGATAAACGCTCGTAAATGGAAGGATTTTTATTCACGCAACACTACTGACTTGAACCAACCATATATACACTTAACTATTAAAACAATCCTTGACCATTGTGCGGATGACTTTAACGTATGCCTCATAGATGATCAATCATTTAGTAAGTTAATTCCGTCTTGGGACATTGATATATCCACGGTTGCCGAGCCTATGAAATCCCAGTTGCGAGGACTTGGAATGTTGCAATTGATATATTACTACGGCGGTCTTGCAGTTCCCAACTCATTCGTATGCAAACATAGTTTGAAACCTATGTATGAGAAAGGAATTGCGAATGGAAACCCGTTCGTATGTGAAAATATTAATCGGACGGAGAATATTCTAGCATCTTCTCATAAAAAGTTATTCGCACCAGATACCCTATTCATTGGTGCAAAGAAAAACGATGAAACGATAAAGTCGTTTGTTGAGTATACAAAAAAACAGAGCAGCAATACTCATTTTACAAGCGAAATGAATTTTAACGGCACCAGTGCAAAATGGTGTGGGTTAGCAATCGCTGATAATAAAATGAATTTATTGGGGGGCGAATATATTGGAGTTAAATCCGAAGACAATAAGCAGATTTTATTAGAGGAATTAATGGAAGAGGCGTACATAAAGTTCCATCCGGATGCATTCGGCATTTATATTCCAGCAGATGAAATCCTTCGACGTCCAAAGTACCAATGGTTTGCCGTTATGCCATCCGAACAATTGTTAAAAACCAATCTAATTGTTTCTAAGCATCTATTGGATGCCATATCTGATGGCGCAGACGAATACAAACAGACATCTGAAATACGCAGCGTAGTTGCAATATAAACAATATAATAATGCATATAAAGTATATGTATTATTGACAATATACATATACGAATGAGTTCACAAGACGAATTGCAAGAAAATCAGAATAAATCGCATACAACGATTAATGAATTATACCAAAAATATGAATCCGATCCATATATGATCTCCAAAATCACGTCTTATATATGCACACAACTGCCCAATATTTGCGAGAACATTAAATTAACTCATTACCAACGTGCACTTCGTATGGAAGAACTTAATACCGAACAAGACGCATTTATTCAGTCATTTTTGACAAACAATCAATACTTTTATGCATCTGCTACCGATAAATACTTCTTTTACGACGGCATTCAATATCAAATTATTAGTGAAGACGACATTTTGCATAAGGTTCTCTCTACTATTAGTAATGGTCGAAATTTGATGTCTTGGAAACAGCGGACTAAAATTAGCATTATGAAACGCATTCGGGAAAATAGTCTCATTCAAACTATTCCCGAGTCGGAAACAATACAGACCGTATTGGATGCTCTGTGTCCATCTATATTTGCAACTCGCAACGAAGCAAAGTATTTTCTTACGATTGTAGGCGATAATATACGCCGAAAGAACACAAATCTTATTCATTATATTCCACAAACTGCGAAGAACTTTTTGAGAGAACTGAATTCGGCGTCGCAGTTTGTTTTGGGCGTAAGTCTATTTCAAACATTTAAACACAAGTTTCACGACCATACATACAGCGAATGCAGATTGGTAAATATAAACGATATAGTCAAACAAGATAATAGCTGGACCAATCTGATTAGCCAACACGCACTTGATATCATATGTGTTGCTTGTCACTATTCTAGTCGGTATGAATCATCCGACGACTATTTATTAAAACATAGTCACGATATGGAATTAACAATGTCGGTTTGTTATTTAAAAGACAAGTCACAGGTGGATATTGTGGATCGGTTTATAACATCCTATCTAGACATTCATAAAAACTCGGTCGATGTTGCGAATGTAAATATAATAGATACGCAATCCATTCGTGGCACACAGATTACTTGGAAAAATATGCAGTATTTGTGGAAACACTACTTGGATATGTGTGGGCTTCCGTCAGTGATGTTTCTGCTAACGTTTAAGACGATACTTACCGATAAATTGATGATGTACTACAATAAAGATCACGATACATTCATTGGCATATGCAGCAAACACCTGCCCGCCATTCAAACGTTCTTATCTTTTTGGGATGAGGCTATTATTACAGACGAAACCGAAACTGAATTTGAGATTGACGAGGTAGTAACCCTATTTAGAAGATGGTGCGAATTAAATCATCACAACGTGACTACCCTAAATGACAAACAGATATTAGACATTATTGCGTATTTCTTTCCAGCGGTTGATATTGAGCGCGATAAATACTTGGCGGGCATTCGGTGTTCGATGTGGGACAAACAACTAGACATTCATATTGCGCTGGATAGTATGAAAGGGGTTCTGAGAGAAACCCATACGGGGACTGAGCGGTCATTATCGCCATCGGTGAACCGCAATATAGCTATTTATGATGCGTACATTTTCTATTGCAAGTATTATACGAACACATCGGATACGTATCATCTCATTGTAAGCAAAGCATATTTTGAAAAATACATTTTTGATACACAGATGCAGTATGTAATTGACGACAAATTTCTGTCGTGTGATTGGTATCTAGTATAACACCACGACATTTACATTATGAATAGACTAGCACTATTCATAATATCATAGACCGGCTATTTATTTCTTAGCTTTACGGGTTCGGTTCTTCTTAACATAGCCGAACTTGCCCTTTTTGGCAAAGTAACCGGCTTTCTCCAACCGCTTCTCCTTCTTGGCAGTCACGTGTTTGTCGGCAGACACAATGCGACCCCACTTGTTCATGAACAAGTCCTTGATAGTGAGACCACCAGTGGTCTTGTATGCGGTTCCATTGTGCACCTGTGTACGAGAACCTCTTAACTCCTTATAAGTCTTTCCTTTAACATGGTATAATCCATCAGCTTGACGATCTGGGCGTTTCATTTTATACTGTATCGTTAGAAAATAATATGGTTACTAAATATTTGGCACTTACATTATTTTCTTTTGTGGGTAGCCTTTTTCGGTTTACCCCTTTTATGCGTCTTGCGGCGTTTATTACGCATTAATCTTTTGTGTGACTTTATTATTTTGCGGGATTTACCCCCGCCTTCTTCATCCGAGTCGTCAAACAATCTGTTGCCAAAAATTTGCGGTTGAATAGCACTAGTAGAAATGTTCATACTATCATCTTCGTCGGAGACGTCAAATAATTTCTTTCCAAAAATTGGCGGTTGAATAGCACTAGATGAAATGTTCGGTCTTTGTTTTTTTTGTGCTCGTTCCTTAGCATCTTCTTGTGAAACTCTGCGCAGATTTTGGTCAGCTATAATTTTGCCATCGTTAACTGGCTTACCATCTACCTGGGTTAATTTCTGCACAAAATCTACACTATTTTTGTCACATATAACGATTTCGCGATGAAAAACTCCGCCAAAATCAGTTTCCATAAAATCAGTTGCATAACCAGGGTATCTTTCACAAATGTACTTAGTAAGTTTTTTATCTGCTGCATCATCTGAATTGCGAATGCCGTTAATATATCCGTAATTTCTTTTCAATATTGCCGGAATAACAACATTTACTGGTTCACCATCAATCTTTGATTTCTTATCGTTTAATGCATTATTATAGATTTGTTCCATGGATTGATCTAGTGCAAGTAAATGCATTTCAGAATTCGTCACATACTCAAATGGTATTCCATATGTAAGTGCAACATCTGCGGTTTGCCCAAAAAATACTGGACCAGAAATGTGGTCTAATGGGCGATTGTAATTTGCGGGGATATCGCCCCTAAATAAATGTGTACCCACAGGAATGATATAGTATATTATACCGTCGACAGGTTCGGTAGTGTTAAAAAATGACGTGGCTGCCATATAACATATACGTATATAAAATTATATTACGATCGTTGCTTACAATAATGGTTGTTATGTTGAAGTTGTCTGTGTGATTGTAGTTCCGTGCGGTTTTGCATTTCTTACATATTGGGCATATCTCATTGCTTTTGTAATAGATGGGTCATTTCCACCGGTTGCCTGCTTTACATACTGCACATTTGTCTCACAATTCTGGTTGTTTTTAATGCCAGCACACCATTGTAATATATCAAACTTTCGTCGTGGCATATTATTGTTATATTATTGCTATATTTTTACTTCTAGAAAATTGAAGCTTTATTGGTGTAATAGTAAATTGCATATAATCAACCGTTATTCATAATGAATTCAGTTACCGTTTCCACCGATCTTGCTAAGCAATATCAGCGCAAAACCGATAAGCAACATATCTTGGACAATCCAGATACATATATCGGTTCCGTTGAAAATGTGGATGCTCAGTTGTGGGTGTATGATGATGCGTCTAACCGAATTGTTCTGCGCGAGGTAGAATACGTACCTGGACTATACAAGTTATTTGATGAAGGCATCGTAAACTGTCGTGACCATGTTATTCGTATGATCCATTCAAACAATTTGGAAAAAAAATTTGTCACCTACATTGAAACCCAAGTTAGCGATGATGGCACAATTACTATGACGAATGATGGCAACGGTATTGACATTGCTAAACATCCGGAGTATGATGTTTGGATTCCCGAGATGGTTTTCGGTCAATTGCGCACATCTACAAATTATGATAAAACAGAAAAACGCATCGTTGGTGGTAAGAACGGATTTGGGTTCAAGCTGGTTCTAATTTGGTCATTGTATGGTCGGGTAGAAACGGTTGATCACGTTCGTGGATTGAAATACGTGCAGGAGTATCACAACAACTTGGATACTATCTCTCCACCGATTATCACAAAGGTACCTAAGACGTCTAAGCCATATACCAAAGTTACATTCAAGCCGGATTATCGCAGATTGGGTGTGCAAGGACTAACCGCTGATATGCTCGCTCTTCTTAAAAAGCGTGTGTATGACATCGGTGCAGTTACTGACCATTCAATCAAGAAGATTAAGGTTATGTACAATGACGTTCAAATCCCAGTCAAAAACTTTCAACAATACATTGACTTGTATATTGGTGCAAAGGATGATGCCAAGCGTGTATATGAAGCACCAGATGAACGCTGGGAATATGCAGTTGCAATGTCGCCAACTCACGAATTTCATCAAGTGTCATTCGTGAATGGCATTTGCACATTCAAAGGCGGAAAGCACGTTGACTACATTGCTGGACAAATCATAAAGAAGTTGTGTGACTACATTGAAAAGAAAAAGAAGATTAAGGTGAACCCGTCCGCAGTCAAGGAACAAATTATGCTGTTCTTGCGTTGCGACATTGAAAATCCGGCGTTTGATAGTCAGACGAAGGATTTTATGAACACCCCACAAGCTAAGTTTGGTTCATCTTGCAACGTATCTGATGGGTTCATTGACAAGGTTGCGAAACTGGGCGTAATGGACACTGCGTGTTCGCTTACCGAGGCAAAGGATAACAAGTTAGCCAAGAAGACTGATGGTTCTAAGACGCGCACCGTACGCGGCATTGCCAACTTCATAGATGCGAATTTCAGTGGAACTGCACAATCCAAAGACTGTGTGCTCATTCTGTGTGAGGGACTTAGTGCTTTGTCAGGAATTGTATCTGGTCTGTCTAGTGATGATAGAAATACGATTGGTATCTACCCATTGAAGGGAAAACTGTTAAACGTTCGCGGGGAACAAATCAAGAAAATCGCAGAAAACAAGGAAATTGGCGATATTAAAAAGATATTGGGATTGGAAACGGGCAAGGAGTATATTAATATGGAGGACGTTCATAAAAATCTTCGTTATGGAAAGATTATGTATATGACAGATCAGGATTTGGATGGTTCACACATCAAAGGTCTTTGCATCAATCTCTTCCATAGTGAATGGGCATCACTTGTAAAAATCCCTGGCTTCATTTCGTTTATGAATACTCCCATCTTGCGTGCAAAAAAAGGTACACAAGTAAAGTTATTCTATAACGACGGGGAGTATCTTACCTGGAAAAATTCATTTGAAAATGGTGCGCCGACTGGATGGACGATTAAGTATTTTAAGGGTTTGGGCACATCTACATCCGCCGAATTCAAAGAATACTTCGCAAATAAAAAGGTCGTAGATTTCGTGTATTCTGGACAAACCAGTGATGACACAATTGATAAGATATTCAATAAAAAACGTGCAGACGATAGAAAGACCTGGTTGGAGCAATATGACAAAAATGCTTATCTTGATACTAGCCGTTCGTCAGTTCAGTATGAACAGTTCATTAATCAAGAAATGATACATTTCAGCACATATGATTGTGCAAGGTCTATCCCAAATATGGTGGATGGTCTTAAAATATCGTTGCGTAAAATTCTATTCTCTGCATTCAAGCGCAAGCTAACGAGTGAAATTAAGGTTGCTCAATTCTCAGGTTATGTATCTGAACACAGCGCATATCATCACGGAGAGGCTAGTTTGAATGGCGCAATCGTTAATATGGCGCAGAATTTCGTCGGTTCAAACAATATCAATCTATTGGAACCAAATGGGCAATTTGGGACAAGATTGCACGGCGGTGACGACAGTGCATCGGAGAGATATATCTTTACTATGCTAAACCCACTCACCCGGTTTATCTTCCCAGAAGTAGATGACCCAGTGCTTACGTATTTGGACGATGACGGCACGATTGTTGAACCCGACTTCTATGTTCCGATTATTCCGTTTGCACTACTAAACGGCATCTCTGGTATCGGCACAGGTTTCTCGTGTAGTATTGCCCCATATAATCCGACCACCATTATTCATTATTTAAAGGCAAAACTCACCAATGCGGATTGCAGTGCGATTGACTTTGTGCCATACTACGAAGGGTTTACTGGTACAGTTAGAAGAATTGCAGACCAAAAGTACTTGGTGAAGGGTGTATATGAGAAGATTGCGGAAGATAAAATCCGCATCACGGAATTGCCGGTGGGTACTTGGACAATGCCATACACCTCTTATCTAGAAACTTTGGTAGATGGTGCGATAAATGCAAAGACTGGAAAGAAATCGCCGCCACTAATCAAAGATTTTACATCGGTATCTACGGAAGTCGCAGTAGACTTTGTGGTGGTGTTTAGTCGCGGACAGTTGGCAGAACTAGAATCCAGCGTTGATGAAAACCAGTGCAATGGCGTAGAAAAGCTATTGAAACTGACGACGACAGTTAGCACGACAAATATGCATATGTTTAATTCCGAATGCAAGTTGCACAAGTATGCAGACGTCAATGAAATCATTGACGACTTCTATGGAGTTCGTTTGGGATTATACAAAAAGCGTAAGGACAGTCTGATTGTGGATATGGAAAAACGTCTGGTCCGTTTATCAAATCGGGCAAAGTACATACAGGAAACATTAAATGGCACGATTGACCTTCGTCGTAAAACATCTCAGGTGGTGAATGATATGCTCACTGAGAAGGGGTATGCGATGATTGAAGGCGATTTCAAATATCTCGTAAAAATGCCGATGGACTCGGTGACAGAAGAAAATGTCGCTAGCATTATGAAGGAAAAGGAAGCCACTGAAACGGAATTGGCCGTGCTGAGAAAAACATCGCTTGAAAAGATGTGGTTGACCGAACTAGATAGTTTGGAGAAGGAATACACCAAGTATAAGGCAAGACGTGAAAAAATCCAGGCGGGAGATCCGACCAAAAAGGTAAGTGCAGGAGGTGCTAAGGTAGTGAAGCGCAAGACAAAGTAATTATTACCTATTCTACTGTTACCACTTTTGCGAGATTTTTCGGTTTGTCTGGATTAATACCGCGCAATACTGATATTTTATATGCGATTAATTGTAATGGAATAATACTTAACAAAGAAGAAAAAGTTTCATTGTATGGAATATATATTGTATTTTCTTTTTGCATATTGGTATTATTTGTTATAAAAATAATAGGGCTTTTTCTAGACGCAACTTCTTCGTAACAATTTAAAACTTTTGGTTCATATTCCACGTTATTATTCAATAGAACTAACGGCATATCTGGTCCCAACAATGCAAAAGGTCCGTGCTTTAATGCACTTGACGAAAACCCTTCGCTATGAATGTAGGCGATTTCTTTAATTTTTAATGCTCCTTCGTGTGCGATTGCCTCGTCATTATTTTTACCTAATATAAACAGATTGTTATACTTGGATAATATATTAACCGCACTATCAACAGACGAATAAGCAACATCTAAGCATTTTGTAAAGTCGGCACTTAGGTTTTGTAAATCTTTTATAATGTGGGTTCTTATATGTGTGTTTATATTTCTATCTTGACTAAACCATAAAGCAGATAAACATAAGCAAATAACTTGCGTGGTAAATGCTTTTGTAGAGGCCACACCCATTTCACGTCCAGCATTGCAATATATTCCAAAATCCACCTCTCGCGCAATTAATGAATCAACCACATTAATCACTCCCATCGTTATAACATTCTTGTTCTTAGCAATGTTAATGCAACGATGTAAATCTTTGGTTTCCCCTGACTGGGATACGAAAATAATTAATGTTTCGCCCTTTACTGGAATGTCTTGTTCGTCAAAATCGGCACCATCGTACAACTGTATAGTATTGAAATTTCCTAATTTTTTGAAGAAACTTTTTCCATACATACAAGAGTAATATGATGTACCACAACCTAATAGAATAATATGTTCTATATTTTTTAATTTGTCTTTGTTTTGGTCTAGTCCACCCAATTTGACCCGATTATTTGACAAAATCCGTCCACCCAAGTTAATAGAATTTAATATTTTCTGTGGTTGTTCGTATATTTCCTTTAAAGTCCAGTGCTTATATGGTGATGGCGTTAGTTCCACATTGTCTAGTGTAATTTGTTTAGATTGAGATTTCATTTTATAATCGATTTTAATTCGGCTCTTTGCATCAATGCTTATTTCACATACATCATCATTGTTCAATGTAATGTATGTATTTACCTTTTTGCAAAACCCACTTTGTTCGGATGTAATAATACAATAATCATCATTGTGCCCAATTAATAACGGGCTGCCATTACGAACACAATATAATTTGGATGGTTCTTGTTTATGTATAATGACTAAACCATATGTTCCACTCAACATTTCTATTGTTTTTTTTATCGCTTTAACCGTGTCCACGGTTTCTTTATAATTGTCTTCTAACAAGTTGGCAATAACTTCTGTATCTGTTTGGCTATAAAACGTATATCCTTTTGAAATTAACTTATCCTTTAATGCTTGATAATTTTCTATAATTCCATTGTGTACGATTATAAACTCTGTGTTATTTGATTGGTGCGGATGTGCATTAATATCAGTTTTGGCTCCGTGTGTCGCCCAGCGGTTATGTCCAATGCCAATCGTGTAGTTTTTATTTTCTAAATTCATCTTATTCAATCTATCTAGCGCATCCGCAGAATCATCAGATGCATATTTTTTAAATAATTGTTCGTTGTTTTGGTTTGTACAATAAATCCCAGCGGAATCGTAACCTCTATTTTGTAATTGCACAAGTCCGTCTAAGATGAATTGAATAATATTGATGTTGGTTTCTTTACTTAAAATTCCGTATATGCCACACATATTTTACATAAGTTTACACAAAAATTTGCACATTCAAACACACCCGCCAGATAATTGGCATAATAATATGTACGTAAACAATATACATATTATTATCGTGAAATGGACTATGAACTTATTGTTGCTATGAGCGAAAATTATATTATTGGTTACAATCATGAGATACCGTGGCATGTTCCAGAAGATCTCAAATATTTTAAACATATGACATTGAATTCCATTATTGTTATGGGACGAAAAACATTTGATAGTTTACCAAATGGTCCATTACCAAATCGGTTTCACATAGTTATTACGAGAACACCTGACAATTATGTAGATCAAGATCACGTGAAATATTGCACACTTGATGATGCCATTAAAAAGATTGAACAATATCGAACCGCTCATCAGAGAGTATTTATCATTGGCGGAGCCGAAATATATAAATTGTTTTTTAATTCTTGTGCAGCACTACACATAACATTGATTGATGAAACGTTTATTGGGGATACATATTTTCCGTATACACTTGATGAGCTATTAGAGTGCGGGTTCTCAATATTTAATAAAAGTGATACAATTACCTCTGCTTTACATAATATCAATTTCCAGCATTATACGTTTATTCGTGAAACAACTTAATGCTTGTTATGTACGCATATGCCAATGATAACTTACATAATCATATGGTATATTACTGAAGTCATCGTTGGTAGTCATACCAAATAATGTTACATCGACACATTCCAGTTTTCTAATGGTTATTTTCTCTTTATGATTTTTCAATATATAATTAAAATATATCTCATATTCAGATGCACCTGAACCGGTATAATCTGATGCAGATACTAATTTAATAAATGTATTATAGAATGTGTCCCCGTGTTTATGTTCAACCATTTTTATTAATTCTGTTACATATTTGGTTTCAAACATCATATGGTGACATATGCCGGATTTGGCTTCTATATTTTTAAAATTAACTAGTTTATGCATATGTACAAAGTACGGTGGCCAGTCGGTGTCTCCGTAATTATATAAACATTTGCCGTTTTCAATAAATGTCGTAGGTTTTAAAAAAAATGTGTCGCTATCAATAACTAAGTATTTATCTAATATATTTGGTATAACTATTCCTGCATATAATTTAAATAATTGCTGTAAGTACCAGCCATTCCGGCTTAATTTGCCGTGAAATTTGGCAACGGTATCTATTGTAAATGGAAAAATGTTTTCGTTAATTGTAATGCAACCGTCCAACGTTAGAGTTGGGTCATAACATATCAAATAAATATTTCTATATCCGATAATATTTTTTTTAGTAAATTCGATTTGCTTTGTTACAACTTCTCTATCTTCTGGACCTACCGGAATTAAGATATCAAATAGATTATTTGTGCTATTTTTATTGGACATGATATGTTAAGTAATGCAGACATTTTATATTTGACTAAATTACGCATTATCATAAAATTGATTATTGAATTGATAAATTATATGCTAGTATATTACAGTAACCAAATATAGTAAGCTATGCCTGAACGTTGGGAACAATCACGCAAAACAAAGAAGGACAAGGCTCGTCGAAATGAAGAAATTTATGGTAAGTATAGTCCAAAACATGTAAGAATGAGCGAAGCCTTGGCAGAAAAACGTACATCTGAACAAAATAAATACAAAGATATCAAGGAACAGCCAATTGAAACCGCAAATAAAAAATAATTATAATTATTCATATGATTTTAGCTATATTTAAGCATATTTTTTTCTGCATAACACACAACAATCGCCGGTATGTTTGTTGTGTGTTATATTGTTTACAAAACACCCAATGCAAGTCTTATGCCCACACGTTGGAATTACATAACCCTTATCGCCAATTACTTCATAACATACTGGACATTCTATTTCTACAATCGCCTGTCTTAGTGTTAGTTCTAGTTCTCTGCATTTTGTTATACAGTTGGTTATATCTATTTTTGGAATTGGTTGTAATGTTATATGTTTTTTTATCGGTGATAGTTCGGTCGGACGATACGGCAAGTCCGCAAATAATGGATGTGAATTAATATACTTGTTCATATTGAATTGCTTTATCTCCAAAGTAGTCAATACACATCAATTTTTTAGGCAATTGTATGCACAAATGTAATACTGTGGCGTAACTATTTAGAAATTATCTTCTATCTATATTTTATATCGAATAGGATGAGTTTTTTAATGTCAGCATTCGGACGGAGAAGACCGTCAGTGACTGCACCGGTTGAAAATACGGTAATTGCAAATAAAGTAGAGGTGGCTGCTGCGGTAGCACCCGTTGAAACAGTAGTTGCTAATGCATTTGATGAAGCTGCCGCAGCCGCTGCTAAGGCTGAGGTTGAGGCGGCTGCTGCTGCCGCCAAGGCTGCTGAGGAAGCCGCTGCTGCCGCTAAGGCTGCCGAGGAAGCCGCCGCTGCTGCAAAGGCCGAGGAGGAGGCTGCTGCCGCCAAGGCTGCTGAGGAAGCCGCCGCTGCTGCAAAGGCCGAGGAGGAAGCTGCTGCCGCCAAGGCTGCTGAGGAAGCCGCTGCTGCCGCTAAGGCTGCTGAGGAAGCCGCCGCTGCTGCAAAGGCTGAGGAGGAGGCTGCTGCCGCCAAGGCTGCTGAGGAAGCCGCTGCTGCCGCTAAGGCTGCTGAGGAAGCCGCCGCTGCTGCAAAGGCTGAGGAGGAGGCTGCTGCCACCAAGGCTGCCGAGGAAGCCGCCGCTGCTGCAAAGGCTGCCGAGGAAGCTGCTGCCGCTGCAAAGGCCGAGGAGGAGGCTGCTGCTGCAAAGGCTGCTGAGGAAGCTGCTGCCGCTGCAAAGGCTGCTGAGGAAGCTGCTGCCGCTGCAAAGGCCGAGGAGGAGGCTGCTGCTGCAAAGGCTGCTGAGGAAGCTGCTGCCGCTGCAAAGGCCGAGGAGGAGGCTGCTGCCGCTGCAAAGGCTGCTGAGGAAGCTGCTGCCGCTGCAAAGGCCGAGGAGGAGGCTGCTGCCGCCAAGGCTGCCGAGGAAGCCGCCGCCGCTGCAAAGGCCGAGGAGGAGGCTGCTGCCGCCAAGGCTGCCGAGGAAGCCGCCGCGGTTCAACCCGTTTCTGAATAAATATATTACACTAAATGCTGATTATTATCAATAATGTCAATATCTTTGATAATAATGAAATGAATATTTAGAACCATTTTTTGAGTTCCAACTGTTTATATTGACGATCGTGATGTCTGGGAAGTTCAAGAGGCACTACTAATGTGCTCTGGTCTTGGCAGTATTTTAGATATCCAATAGTTTCATTGTATACCGTCGGCACTGCATAATCAAGTACCAGTTTGTTTAGACGCTCAACCTGTTCAGTGATTTTATCTGCTCGGTGTTCCGCATATTGCAAGTAAGTGCTGCGCATAATAATTTTCAAAGTATCTACATTCTGTGGTGCAATAATATATTTCTCATCAGATGCTTTATATACACCAGCACGTAACCCATTCTGCACAATTTGAATATTCTCCTTGGAAAAAAATACTTGTGCTAATACATTATTCTCCCATGTTCCACTAATTGCCTCGCGGTATTCAGTTGGCCTGTTTTTCAATGCAATCTTTTCCTGCATCTTAAATATAATATCTGGCGATGGTGGTTCAACAATATTGACACGTCCATTATATCGTTCAGCTTCAAGAATTCGTTGGTTATTATTGATATTGTCTGGTTTTAGGATGGACATTTTATTATATATTCTTTCCTCAGAAATAAATGTGCCAGGAACGAGAACACTAAATACATTTAGTGCGAATAAAAATGTATAAATACTTTATAATGGAGAGTTTCTATTGGACAGTTTTAGTTGTAGCGATAATAGCACTTATAGGAGCATTGACATATGTTGGCGTATTAATGACCTACTATACAAAGAAAGATACCGCGTACCCACCCGTCGCATCTACTTGTCCCGACTTTTGGACAGTATCTGCATCAAACCCTGCCAAGTGCAATATTCCCGCGGGAGATGCAGCTGGAATAAAAAACATTGGTTCGTTATACGAAACTACCACCAGCAGTGAAGGCAAGCCAGTATATACCCTTAAATTGTCGACCGCCAACACCCCTGGTCTAGATGCAACTAATAAGACGGTTGATTTCTCAGCTGCCGAATGGGGTGCTGGCAATGGAGGCGTCTGCAAAAAACACTCGTGGGCAAACCAGAATGGATTAATATGGGATGGCGTATCTAACTATAATAGCTGTTAGAACCTTATCCACATTGTATAAAATCATATTATTGCATAAATATGTGTAATATGATTGTATCTAAATGTTAAACTTAATAACCCGTTGTTGTTCTCCTGATGAGTAATCTAATTGGGCAATAGATGCTGGTCTTTGGAACAGAGTATACACAGGCAGTCGTCCAGGAGTTTCTAAACTTTCGTCTGACCTGACCATTTCCATAATCTGATGTCTTAGCATTCGGATGTTACGTGCTTCGGGAATAATATCTTTAATTTGAAGATCAACGGCAGACTTTAACAACTCGTAGTTGTTTGTTTTGTTATACTCTTCTACCAATCCTCTGCTTTTCTCGATCAGCTTAAATAGTCGTTCGGATTTCGTTTTGATTACATTTTCCCGCGTTTCGTTATGGTATAATTCATTGTATTTGTCTAAATAAGACTTGTAGAAAGCGCTATCTGCATTATACAGTTCAAGTTCCTTCTTAAACAACGATACAGATTTCTCTTCGCTGATGTAATTAAACAATGTGTCTAGTTTTTGTCTGATAATAGTATCCTTTACGGTGTTAAAGTCTTCTTTTACCATATCAAACAAATATTGAAATTGGGTTAGGTCTCCTGGGAATATTTGTATATCAAGAGAACACGGGTTATTTGGGTCACCACAAATTGCTTCGTAACGGTTCTCATTTCTACTGAATTTTGTTCCAACTGGGCGGCGGCATTTAATGCATTTGGGTTTTATTTGTAATACATTGCGTTTTGCCAGTTTCTTGTTCGGTTCATTCTTGTACACTCGTCGTTTTGCGTTCATAATATCCATTTCATATTGATTTTTCAATTTAAAATATTCATTGAGAGCATCCTTGTAGTTGCGCTGTTGTTCTGCAATGCTGTCATCAACCGGTTGTTTAGTAATCGCATCCACGTTCGAGTGTCTGAATGTAATACTTGGATTGTTCTCGTATTGAATATCAATAACGCTATCGGGTAGGTTCTCAATTAATGTAATATTATTATTAGATGTGTGTAACTTTGTCAACTGGTCAACATTCGCCAAGTTCAGGTATTCAATTTGGTTAAATTCACATACAAGTTCCTTCAAACTTTTGGGCAGGTTCTCAATGGTCTTAATTTTATTGTGTGAAATATTAATCGTTTCTAGTTTTGTCAAATATGCAATGTCAATTTCTTCAATGATATTCGATTCCACATTCAAATGTATGAGTGACTTGGGTAACGTTTCCAATTTTAATATTAGATTGTCACAACATTGCAACGTTTCAATATTCTTAGGTAATACAATAGATGTAATTTCGCCCTTGCCAAGAATAATGTGTTTAATTTTACCAAACCCCATCTCGCCGAGAACCGACAAATTCAGGTCGCCGTGCAACGGGGCATTTATGCGTAAAGTATTTACTTCCTTAGAATAGTTTTCTAAAATATCTAATAGTTCAGTTTGGGCGATGTTATTTTGTTGTATAACTTCATAATGTTTATCCTTGTTTAGTGTCATTATACCTGATATAGATACTATTCAGAAGAAAATTGTGTGTATTATCCTTGTGCAAACGGTAAATTCGTTAGACGGGTAATATGTTGGTTCTCGGTATTTTCAACCTCATCTTTATAGTATCTAATCTTAGACATCACGTATTGCTGGTCACGCAATAGCTTTTGATGGCGTTCAGTTTCAGTGGGTTTATTTACGCTACATCTGTACAATATAGTGCCGACCACTGCGACAAATAATAAGAAAATGCCAATATTAAAAACGTAATAGTATATATTTACACGATTGGTGTGGCATTGTTTTAACGTGTTAAACAGGTAATTTTTGGTCGTTGCTTCAATAAGAGCAGGTTGTTCCATTAGAACAAAATGAAATAGTTATATAATAAAAATGTATGAAAATTTTATTACATATACGCTAAATAAAATAATACGGCTAAATAACTCAATATGGCAATATTGATAGAAATCAGCCAGATCGGTATGACGGTTTTATGACGATATCCAACGCCAAACGGTCTAAACCCCCCATCTTCATTATATAGTAAAGCTGGCTTCGTTATGTGTATACCAGTAAATATGAGTAAGAATAGAATAATTGCCACACTTAATTTGTTGTATCTGACAAATCCTTTCAAGTTATCCATCTAATTTGTAATAGTTATAATACTATTACAAAATATGTTCAGGTAAAAACCCTAAAACCCATCGTTGTCTCCTTCTTCTTGATAATAATCGCCATCATCATACTCTTCCCCCAAATCTTGGAAATCGTAAGTGTCGCGGTTGTAGTCATCGATCTCCACTACTGCATCTAATTTGTCTAGTTCAAAAATATCAAGCGCCTCTGCGCCTGCATCGGTCATATCGGGATTTTCATCATATAACTCGGCAATCATCTCATTGCGTTCTCGTTCATATGTTTTTGGATCATATTGGAAAAGACCCTTTTGTTGTCCGACATTCCATCGCCCGAGTTTATAGTTCTTAAATGCATCTTCAATCTTGCGCTCGTCAATCGTCATATTACCAAAATAGGCTATGATACGACCCTTTTCCTTATCCTTGGAACGGTTCACCTTTTTCATAATCTGCTCATACGACATATCAATCACATCCTTGTTCTCATCTTCAATGTCTAACAACGCAACAATCAGAGAACATACCCGTTGTTTTAGTTCTAGTTGATTTCCTGCAATTATATGCACTTCTTGTAATTCATCTGATGCTTCTTCCATAAGATCTGATAAGTCAGTTTCTGTTGTGTGCAATAGGTTAGACGGGTTATTGCGAATGCTTTTAGTTTCTCTGCGCAACTGTTTGCGTTCTTGGATGTCGGCGTGTTCTAATTCGCTGTCATTTGAACAGATAATGTACTCATAAATTGCACTATACAAACAATAGGCATATAACATATAAACCGTTTGCTTATCCAATACCGAGTGAAAGGATACTAATGTCTCGTCAACTTCTTTCATAATGTCAGTATGCACTGGAATATGTTGCATAAATGCGTCTAAGTTGGTTAGTCGCAGAGTAACTTCTCTTAGCAGTCGTAATAATGTAGCATCGCCTTTAAACGGTTCTAATTTTTCATAGTACTTGTCAATAAATTTCTGCAAATCAGTTGCATGAAGACTATGAACACCCCAATGAGGTGGAACAGTTTTAAAGAATGACGAATTGGTTAATAGCGCTGCTGGATATACCTTAGAAATATGGTAGATTGCATTATGAATAAATTGCAGTGCAGAATAAAACCCCTCTTCGTAATAATTCCCGGTTTCTGTCATAGATGCATCCGCATTCCACTTCTGAATATTAGACAAGAACATTGTGATTTTGTTCAAATGAGAACCAGTTAAATTACCGTGTTTATCCAAGAAATCACGCAGTTGTTGAAGAAGTTTCTTATTAGCAGTATTAAGGTATCGTGTCAAACTCGCTAGTTCCGGCGTTTTTGTATTAGATCTGGCCTTTGGATTATATTTATTGAGAACCGCCATCAAATGTTTTCGTAAAGGCTCATCAATCACATTCGAATTTGCATCGTCCATCTTATTTACAATTTCTTTTAATACGTCCACTGAACTAAACGGCAATGGATGGTTAACTGCAACCGCATTCTTCTCATATACAAGCGACATAAGCTTTGTCAAGTCTTCAACAGTATATCGTTTTCCGTTTTTCTTTAAAAACTCTATTTTATCAGACAATGTCCAATTGCGGTCATAACCTTCTGGTCGCTGAGAACATATTGAATGATATATTTCAGGCACTGGCAAATCTCTGTCAAAATTGCAATAATGAATAACAGCAGAATATATTTTATCCTCTACGCCTCCCGCTGAAACGATAGAATAATTTATTCCAGTAAACTCGGTGTGATACAATAACGGGGCTCTGGTCAACGTGTTCAAATCTTGTAGCATCTTACCCAAACTGGTGACAATGCTTATATTTGCACGAATACTATCATCTTCCTGATTAAAATAGGTAACTGGGTTAGCAACATCCGTCTCATTGCAACACGCATTCTCCAAGAATAATCGTGTAGAACTTTTTAACAACAAATCTTTTGTTTTTACGACGTGATTAATGCTTTCAATGATGCCACATCCATACTGTAATATTTTACTCTTTAAGGTCGCAATGCTCGCGTGTTGGTCAGAATGTCCTCGTTTCAATAACTCTACGAAATCCTTTTTAAAATCGGTACTGATTGTGTGTAATGTCTTTACAACCGAAAAGTCAATTACGGGTGGCAAGAAATGCACCCATTTAGAAATGCGATGTTCAGGAGGAGCAACAATTTCTGGATGAAGCAGCTTATATTCCCGCTTTTTATCGTACATATCAGAAATCTCAGCAAGAGTAATAATGTGGTTCGTGAGAATTTGTTGAATGCGGCTTGCTAATATGTCTGGTTTGTACTTCTTGATAGAATTCCAAGGGGAAATCTGGCTCTTAACTTTATTGATAACACACGCAATGTATTGAATGCCCGTAGTGTCTTCAATGCCGTCCATTGGAAATCCACTAAATGACCGAACACAACTAGGGAATGTACGTTTTGTCTGGAAAGATGGTATTGCGGTCTGAATAGCGACGAGTAATACGCTTGCAATAATAAAAATCATAGTTTCATTACGATAATTGGGATAAGGTTGCAATGCCTTTCCTTTTTCCTTTTCCATCTTCGCCGAACGCTTGTTATATGCGGTCTCTGACATAATATTGACGTTAATCATTTCATTAGATACTCTTAAAATAAAATCCGCCAATGGGTCAATGTTAATATCAATATTAGAACAAATCGTGGAGAACACGTTGTAGATGGTTTCAGATGTCTCGTTCTCAAACACACGTTTTTCCTTTTTGCCAAGATTTTCCATTACAACTGTACCCACATCCTTTTCAATGAGGTCGTGGCTAGTAATGCGGAACCCAGCTTCATCATACTCATCCCCCGAGACAAATTCTCTTTTACGGAGAACCATGCCACTGTATTTATCCACGATATCATCACCATCATCACTGAGAACACCAACTGTTTTACATAATTCATCTAATTTGGACATATATTTATCGGGAGTATTCATAAATGTATCTGCCAAGGTGTAAATAGACAACGGAAATAGCTTGGTATTCGTCTCCTTGCAGTACAACCAGTTCGCATCTTCTTGCAGTTCATTTACCATCGGATTTCTGCAATAACTTGAAACAAACGCACATATGTTGGTTTGTTTATTCGGAAAATTAGTTTCACCCATAATGATATCACGGGTAGGAATATGAGGAGAATATACTGCATCATTGTGTATTGCGAGTGTGCCGATAGTATATGCAAGATTGTTTGCCTTCTTTAATTTAATGTCTTCGAGAACATTTACCCTATTCAAATATTGCTGTTGCAATAGTATATTTGCAGTTAGCTTCTCATCTAACTCTTCGATAGAAACAGTAAAACGTTTATCAAATTCTCCCAATAATTTTTGGCGGTTATAATCTGTAAACCGAGAACCTGCACTTTCGTTTGTTTCACACGTTTTATTAGTTAAATTCTTATAGCATTGTTGACTAATATTACAGAATAACGTATTGGTATCAATAAACGCCTCGTCATTAATCGTATCGTCGTGGATCCAATTGTCATTTAACCGTCTGTAATATGTAATCTTTTGTCGTACATCTGCTTCTATTTGAATGGACTTCTTTTCCGTATCAGACAATTTATCTGCGTCAATGTTCTCAGGCAAGGTAGGACGTTGTTCCAATAAAGCAAACTCTCCGTCGCGCACAAGTTTCTTTCCGGCGATTAATGTAGTCGCCAATTCAGATGCAATATCCTTGTTTGCTCCATGAATATGGATAAGGTTCTCGGTAAGAAATTCGTGAAAGTCAGCGGGGGATTTCTTTTTCTGTTCGTTCTTGTATTTTTTGAGGAGGTCATATGGCGTATCATCAAAATCCTTGTCGTAGTATACTTCCGCCGCATTATTGTCCTTTTGCAGGGCACTCATAGACGTATATTTCTTAGTTAGGAAACGACGAGAACAATCACTTGGTTTAATTTGCTCGTTATCAGTAAGATCATCGAGCGATTGTTTTGCGAGTGCATCTGTGAAATTATTGGGGGTAATTAAAGAGATTAACAGAGAGGTTACCAAATTAGTATATAAGTTGGAGTTGTCTAGGTTATTCATACGCATAATAATCTCTTGGGGGGTAAGTTTGGTGTTGAATTTATCTTGCAAGAACGCGTAACTTTGAAAGAATGCGTCCGAGACTACCTTTTTATCGTCCAACAATTTAAGAACGGTATTCGGGTACTGCATCACACGATACTTTGTATTGCGCAGTAAATCAAAATCCTTTGCCTTGGCGAGCAACTGTTTTTTAATTTCAGTGATGCGTTCCTTCATAAAGAACCGAATTTCCATATAATGCCCGTAATTGATATCGGACGGGTATATCATATAAGGCTCCAATGTCTTAACAATCTCCATAAATGAAATCTTGTCCTTTATGTGTTTGCGAATAAACCGAATAAGAAACCGCGTCTTTGGAATAATGACATCAAGCAATTGTTTTAGTTTCTCATTTTGTTCAAACCGTTCAATATTCATATTGGGATCCAATGCAAATGATTGAATGCCGTTTAATAGTGTAATTTTGTCCTCTTTTTCCATCTGTTCATAATCAATTTCCTTTGATAGGTCGTCTATCACGTGTGGAACAATATCCGCATTTTTATGTAGTAACTTGAAGAGTAACAAATAATTGTGATGCAAGTTTACTCTGTCTATCATATTCGTAGATGGCAAATGAATAGTGGAGAACTTGACAACTGGTTCGGGTAAAAACAACAACGATTTTACAGTCATTTTGTCATTCGGGGTCATCGCATTTCTAATATACAACGTTTTACCGGATTTTAGTGTTTCCTTTTTAATATTAGACAGACCGAGATTATAACGCTGAACCACAAAATTACGAGCTTCAACCTCATTGTTTTTATCAAAGACGCTGGATTTAAACCGACCGAGATTGTCAATAATCGCATCCATATTGGTTAGCACCTCAGAATGCGATAACAACTGGTCTGGGTTATCTACATTCTCAAACGGCATCATAATAGATTGAATGCGTTTATTCAGCACCGAATACGTAAGTGTAGCGTCCACGTTTTTGCGGTCATAATAACGATTTTGCAAAGTTTCAATTGCACGCAATTCTTCACCGTGCGTGTTATAAACAACATCTGTGGCATTGTCGTCTGCTGCCACTCCATATATTTTCTTTCGTTGAGAGACAACTGGAACAATCCATTTCAATAGTGTGTCCATCTTATAAATACGTTCAACAAGAGGTTTATAATTGGTGCCATTGATTTTGATACCATAAACATCATTGTGACTATCAAACTGCGAAAACTGCTGACGTAATTCTTTGAAACGTTCAATCATAGTTTGTATATTGGACAAAACGGTAAGCGTTCGCTGACTATTTGGAATAGTGGATAGTAGTTCATCATTTAAATCATTCACTTGTGCCTCAATGCCGTATCTGCGCTCGCTTTCGGGTATCTCAATTAATCGCTTAATGGGTTCTAACTTTTCGCCAAAAACGATATTGTTCGCTTCAATGTAGAGTTCGTGTAACTTATCCCGAACATTTACATCAATTGGGCTATTTTCAGGAATTGAAATAATGGATTCGCCAGTTTCAGTAAATTGCATTGATGGGCTAGCACTCGTTGATGCGGAAGCCACTTCTGTGGGAGAAGCCGCGGGTTCATTCTCTTTTTCTTCATCGGCAGGTTCTGTCTCCTTGATGGGCGAAACTGGCTTATTGCGAATAACGATAGAATCAATGGGAACGTTCTCTGGAATACCTTTGTAACCAAAGTTGATGTAAATAGATTTAAGGCTTGGATACATTGTTACCTCAATCATATCTTCGTCTAAATTGGTAATTTCGCCAGTAATAACCGCTGGAATTTCTCCACCGAAATGAATATCTACCCATATTCCAGTAAACAATCCATTTTGACGAGCATACCCCTTTTCAGGGCTTCTACTGAGTAAATTAATCTGTTTGATGGATTCATCGGTAAAATATCCAGCATCGGTTGCCGTCAATTGATAGAACGTTCCATCAGCCACATTAACTACTTTTAGTTTATGTGCGTCAATATAAGTAATATATGCAGTTATTTCGTGAATATCGCTATTGGTAGGAGCAATAATTTCAATAATGTCACCTAATTCAAGCGTAATGGGAACATCCTTTGGTTTACCTGTTTCCATTGTGCCGTCGTCTTCACCGGAAGTATTGCTCACGGTTGTTTCCATTATAATATACTATTATACTATAAAAATACATCTAAATATGTATTATGCAAAATACATATTCCTGCAAATCATAAATAAATTAGATTTATTCTAACTTATTTATTCATAAAAATCGATTACAATGAGTTATACAATCCAGATAACTTACTAAGGTTTTGGATGTACTTCGCACAATGTTCCTTATTCGCTGCATCCATGCTTCTAATAGGTGCTCTAATCTTGTCAATCATATTCATAATTTCTGCGGCATTTGCGAGCGACTGAACATCTTGACTATAATCCTTTTCAAAAAAGAACGTAATGTTTCCGCTGTCAATAACATCCTTGTATGGAAGGTATACGTGTTTAAACCACGCCTTTACCATAAGAGCAGGATTGGCTTTCTTAATAGTTTCAAAAGTAGACTTTGCCTGAATAATATCAGCATTGCCGGGGTAGATGTTAATAATATCTGCTAAAAATTCAGATAAATGGGTGTTGAAAGCACGTGATAGAGTTGGTTTGTCTGCCATAGTGATAGTGTACTTATTATTATAAGTGACAGTTTATATTGTTTTTTTAATAATTATATATGCCCGCCGACAAGAGGTGGTCTATTCTTAATGGCCGAAATCTCATCTAATCTACTTTGTTGGAGTTTATCAATAGTAACATCCGTGGAAATTTTGTCTGCTTGATAGGTTTCTTCTGGCGTGTTTATAAATTGAATGTTATCATTTGCTGAAACGTAATTATACAATTGTCGTTTCCCGCCCACCCCCTTTGCGCTAAGTTCATCGGGTGTAAGATTGTACATGGTATATTGTTCAGAAACGATATTAGATCCACCCGTTGATTTGCCTAAATAAAATGCACTGGGTTCTCCTGCGGGCAAAGATTGTTTGGAATTAACCGATTTGAATGTGTCATGATAATGTTTAATAATATCATCTCCAATAATTACTTTATATCCGTGCTTAATTAGTAACAAGGATGGTACACTTTGAATATTTGGTGGAAGTACAACTTTACCTCCATTTTCAAGCGTAATAAATGTCTGGTTTGTCTTGTTGTCGCGGGTTCTCTTATCTATGCAAATGAAACTGATTTTGTCAGACATATTGGCTTTGACAAGCGTTTGTATTATTTTCTGAGAATGTTTGCAGTAATTGCTGTAATATAATATATCCATTTACAAGTTATATTATACGATAAAAAGGTTTTCGCAAAGAAAACGAAATAGTCCTAAATTTATGCCATACCGACACACATAGAATGAAGAAGTCTATTCTGGAAGTAGAAAATAGAGTATCCTAGTGCAACTGATAACATTTGCATGTAGAAACCAATCTTCTTTCGCTGGGTGATACCAACGATAAGTGTAGAAAGAAGTAAAACTACGAGCAACAGAAACCCGATAATAGAGAGGTAGTAAAAATACACGCAGTATTCCTTGCTGAGGGGGCCAAATAAAGTTTCCGCTAAATTGTCCATATCTATGAGATAGTGATAGAAAATATTATGCAAGTTCTCGTTGATTGTCCAATACAATATTATTCAAAAAAGTATAAACGCTAATGTTGTATCTAAAATATATTCGCCTAGTTTATAAACAGCACAATGGATAATTCTGCGATATGGAACGTAATAAACAAGTATTTTGAGGAAAATCCACAAAGTTTAGTAAGACACCATACGGAATCGTATAACGACTTTTTTAAGAATGGTATTTTCCAGATTTTTAAAGAGCAGAACCCATTGCGAATTAGTACGAAGTACGACGAGAAACTCGGCGAGTACCGTTCTCAATGTTTAATGTATTTTGGCGGAAAAGATGGCAGTAAAATTTATTACGGCAAACCGGTAATATATGACGACAATAACTCACATTATATGTTTCCCAACGAGGCGCGTTTACGTAATATGACGTACGGTATGACTGTTCATTATGATATTGAAATAGAGTATATTGACATTTTGGATGATGGACAGGTTCCGATACTAGTTGGTCCATCTGAACTGCTTGACGGCGGTGATTTACACGACAAATCGGTGTTTAATAATTTGAAAAATGTATCATATAATGCCATACAACAAGACGGCGGAGAACATGCAGAGGGCGAAGGAGAGGAAAACGGAGAAGGCCTTGCCGGAGGTATGCCGCCGAGACGAGCGACCAAGAAACTCGCTGCCGATTTAACTACTGACCAGAGTGCATTAATTCGCGAATTAACCGAAAAATCAATGATTTCTACAAATAAACAATCACGAACTGTTGTGCTTGAAAAGATTTTCTTGGGCAAGTTTCCGATAATGGTACAATCAAATTATTGCGTATTGTCCGGATTACCTCGTGAAGTAAGACACACAATGGGCGAATGTTTGAATGATGTGGGTGGATATTTCATTATTGACGGAAAAGAAAAGACGGTTGTATCGCAAGAAAAGTTCGGAGATAATATGTTATATATTCGCAAATCGGGAGACGAAAGTTACCTTTATTCAGCGGAAATACGATCTGTTTCTGAAAACGTGTCAAAACCAGTGAGAACATTGTCAGTGAAAATCGTTGCCCCTACTCCGTCATACACATTTAAGAATATTGTGGTGAATATTCCAAATGTAAGAAAACCGGTTCCCCTATTCATCGTCTTCCGTGCATTAGGTATTATTTCAGACAAACAAATAATAACAATGTGTCTGTTAGATATTGAAAAATATGAAAAAATGGTAGATTTGTTTGCACCATCAGTTCACGACGCAGGAGGAATAATGACCCAGCGAAATGCATTGAAATATATTGCATCTTTTACAAAAGGCAAAACGGTTACTCACGCGTTAGAAATATTAGCGGACTATTTCTTACCCCACATCGGCGAGGTGAATTACATACAAAAGGCGTATTATCTTGGATATATTACATTTAGGCTGTTGTCCGTATATACTGGATTAGAACCACCCACTGACCGTGACAATTTTAAATACAAACGCATTGAGTTGGTTGGTGCGTTGATGAACGAGCTATTTCGTGAGTATTATAAGATACAAATGAGAGAAGTGCATCTAGCGTTTGAAAGCAAATTGAATATGAACCGAGCAATCTATGAGGATAATTTGCCATCCCTGATTGAACAGAATTACAGGGAAGCATTTAGTGCCCGAGAACTAGAAGCGGGCTTCAAGCGCGCATTTAAAGGCAATTGGGGTGCATATGTGCATACAAAACGCATTGGTGTAGTCCAAGATATGAACCGATTATCGCATAATTCGGCACTGAGCCATTTGCGCAAAACCAATTTGCCACTAGATCCCAGTGTAAAGTTGGTTGGACCACGTGTGTTACACAGCACACAATGGGGTTTCTTTGACCCAATAGATACGCCCGACGGAGGCAATATCGGTATTCATAAACATATGGCTATGTCTTCGTATGTAACGCAGGGTTATTCTCGTGTTCCTATGATAAAATGGTTACGTGAAAAGGTCGAGTTGCGGCTATTGGAAGAATGCAGTCCGATTACATTGTCTAGAATGACAAAGGTAATTGTAAATGGTCTGTGGGCAGGCGTCATTGATGCACCGAATGAAGCTGTGGATAAACTCCGATTGTTTCGTCGCAATGCATTAATCCCGGTTTATACGAGTGTCACATTTAATATTAGTCACAATACGATATACATATACACAGATGCAGGCAGAATATGCAGACCTGTGTTTTATCGTGACCACGAAACGCACAAAATGTCGTATGAACACAATTTAACCAAGATTGCGGAGAATGACTTTACGTGGAACGAGTTAATTGCTGGATTTAACCGAAAGAAATTGCCCGATTTTCATCCTGACCAATATAAGATGTATGAATTAAACGAATTATATGAAGGAATTGATGTGGAAACAAATCCCGCAAAATTAAAGCGTTTCTTGGAAGATAAGGCGGTGATTGACTATATTGATCCCAATGAAACTGAGGATGCATTAATTGCAATCAACGCAGACGTGTTAAAACAAGATAAAACGGCGAAACATACGCATCTAGAACTGCACGAATCATTAATATTTGGAATGTTGGGCAACCTGATTATTTTCCCAGAAAACAATCCAGCGTCGCGTAATTCATTCTCGTGCGGTCAAAGCAAACAGGCGTGTTCAATGTACCACACAAATCATCAAGTTCGTATGGACAAAACGGCAGTCGTATTGTCTTATGGACAAACACCCCTATTGAAAACTCGTTACTTGGAACACATTAATCACGAAAGCAACCCGTATGGCGAGAATACGATAGTTGCAATTATGTGTTATACTGGATATAACGTAGAAGATGCGATTTTAATAAATGAAGGTGCATTGAAACGTGGGCTATTCCAAACGACCTATTACAGCACATATGAAATGCACGAAGAAAAAAGCCAGTCAGAAGAAGGCACAACCGAGAAAAAATTTACAAATATTGAAACTGACACGGAAGTAGTTGGTACAAAGATAGGGTGTGATTATAGTCAATTGGATCAATTTGGACTTGTGAAAGAAAATACGGAAATCAATGACAAAACCGTATTAATTGGTCTAACTGTCAGTAATTCACGCCCAGGCAGCGTAAAACAAGATGCTTCAAAAACCCCGAAAAAGGGACAGCTCGGTGTAGTAGACAAAACATTTATTACTGATGGCGAGGAAGGAACCCGTATTGCAAAAGTACGTGTCCGTGAAATGCGTATCCCCAATATCGGCGATAAGATGGCATCGCGAGCAGGTCAAAAAGGAACAATTGGACTGGTCATACCAGAAGCAGATATGCCATTTACACGTGATGGCGTGCGGCCAGATTTGATTATAAACCCACACGCAATACCGTCGCGTATGACAATCGGGCATTTGGTAGAATGCATTATTGGCAAAACCGCTGCAATATATGGTGGATATAGCGACTGCACTGCATTTAACAACCACGGTTCTAAAATTAAGGTGTTTGGTGAAATGTTGTCCAATGTTGGGTATCATTCAAGTGGCAACGATATTTTATATAATGGAATGACCGGAGAGCAAATTGAGACTGAAATATTTATGGGTCCGAATTATTATATGCGATTGAAGCATATGGTGAAAGACAAGATAAATTTCAGAGCCAGAGGACCGAATACTGCACTAACACACCAGCCAGTTGCAGGCAGGGCGAATGATGGTGGGTTAAGAATAGGTGAAATGGAACGTGATGTGTTGATATCACACGGAATTTCCGATTTCTTACGCGAATCTATGATGGAACGTGGCGACAAATATCAGATGGCCATTTGTAATGCCACTGGAATGATGGCAATTTACAATCCAGCAAAGAACTTATTTTTTAGCCCTATGGCAGATGGTCCACTTAGATATACAGGAGATCTCTCTTCTAAGGATATGCGTATTGAAAATGTAAGTAAATTTGGACGTGATTTCAGCATCGTTAATGTGCCATATTCATTCAAGTTACTTTTACAAGAACTTAATACGGCGAATGTGCAAATGCGAATTATAACAGAAGATAATATTAAACAGTTGGAGAACATGACATACTCAAAGAATATTGATAAGCTAACATTCCAATCGAATGTTGAACCTAGTCAAATTGTACATGACAATGTTCGTATACTTGCTCTTGCGAATAGAGAACCACACAATATTAGTCCATATAGTCCATCACCTACACCGACAAGTCCACAATATGCACCAACCAGCCCACAATATGCACCGACAAGTCCACAATATGCACCGACAAGCCCACAATATGCACCATACAGCCCTGTCGTGCTAACTGAAAGTGAAATGGCGGATGTAATTGCAAAAGCGGAAGAGGCAAAGCGCAACGCAACTTCACCGCAATACAACCCAAATACCCCCGACGCGAATAGTCCACAATATGCACCATATAGCCCGGTTATTCTAACCGAACAACAAATTGCTGAGGCAGAAGAAGCCCGACTTAATGCTACGTCTCCATTGTATAATCCAAATACTCCCGAAGATGCAGAATTAAATGAATTATCTCAGCGGGCGCGTGAGTACCACACCGGAGATGCTGTATATTATAGAGGAGATGAAACGCCTAACCGCGTGTGGCGAGTAAGCAACGTTGGTGATAAATATATTAAAATTGAGACCGATGTTCCTAGCATAAATGGAGCAGACACTGTTAAAATGGTTACTGCGAATGACATTTATAATGCAGATATGTCGTTTACGCCAAATACACCTCCGCCATCATCGCCTAATAATTCTATTCCATCCCCACCACAAGATGGCGGAAGACAACACCACAATCAACCGGTCGGACACGGTGGTGGACCACATATTACATTTGCTCCCGTAATTAAAGTAATGAATGGGGGAAGTGATTTTTCAAGTGGTCTAGATACACAGCCAACTATATCAGGTGCTGCAATTCAAATGACCCCAGATGCAGCAACAACCGTCAATACAATGCAAGCGGCGAGCGATAATAATACTATTCCGGCTGCATCAGTTGTATTAGACGAAAGCAAAGCCGAAACGAAGCCTAAACCCGATGGTGCTATTGATTTTAATACATTGCAGATCCGCAAAATACCATAAGTAAAAAATTGAAACCAACACGATAAATATATAAAAAGTAAAAAGTATACATCTTATTATATATTAAGAATGACGTCAACCAATAACAAGATTTTGAAGTTATACAAGTCTCGTATGACAATTATTGCGCAATTAGAGGCATTAGAATACGCGGTGGAAGAGTACCAAGACTTTAGTATAAATGAAATTGATGCAATGAATAACAATTCTCAACTAGATATGCTTGTTACACATAAGAATAACGGTAAAAAAATATACATTAAACACAATTTAAATGCAAAGCAGTTAAATGCACAAACGGTGGACAATGTTATTGAGGATTTATATTCCATTGATACGGTATTGACGAATGCGGACACACTGATGATTATTACTGATACGGAACCAAACGAAACAATTTTAACCAAGATACGATATCTATATGACCACAGTGGCATATTTGTCGTAATCCATAATATCAACCGTCTTCAATATAACTTGTTGAAACACACTTTGGTACCTAGCGCCCGTATTTTAGGAGATAGTGAAGTGGAAGAGTTTAAGAAGACATACAATATTCTTAATTTATCTCAAATACCAGAGATATCTAGATTTGACCCACAGGCATTGGCATTATGTTTGCGCCCAGGACAAGTGTGCGAATTTATTAGGGATAGTGCCACTGCAATGAATGCCAAATATTACAGAGTTTGTATGGGTTAATGTGTGACGAAACAGTTGCAAAATAAATATAAATACGTATATTATAATATATGTCGTCCTCTGATATCATTGTTGGATATAACAAGAATGACTTTTTTTATGTAAATGCAGAGACTAACGGCGGAACATTAACCGCTGCCAACTGCACAATGAATGTTGGTCTATATGATCCTATTTGGGATGTGAGTTGCAATGCAAGTCACTTTGTAGACAATAGTGCAAATTGCATGGTAAAGGAACTATGCATTAATAAGGAATATGCTAGCAAAATTAAATCTATGCAACAAAACCATAGTGGTGCAGATGAACAATATGAAAATGCAAAACAGGTATACGATCAGACATTCGCTCGCACACTTAATTTAGGAAGTGGCATACTCTTATTATTAATCCTAATGTATAAAATAACAAAGAGTTAACTTATCTAATGACATTATATAAGATATATCATATATAATGTCATGGTCATTTTTCGCCAACATAAAAAAATCTATTGAACGAGCAAAAGAAAAAGAAAAGGCTCTCGCCAAGGAACACGCACGTGCAAAGGAAGAAGCACGCGCGCTTGTACTAGCACAAAAACTAGCAAAAGCACCGCCCGTCCCTAATAAACCAAAAATTGTTGTCCCTCCACCTCCACCCCCGCCGTGGTCTATGAACATTAATGCAGGTGATGAGTTTCAGGCAGTGCCGCCATTGCCGCCACACAGAGTTAATGCCGATACCAATACACTGAGTGTAGACAATGTAGTCCCAAAATTATCTATATTAATGGGTAAATATGTGGCAAAATCATCAAGTGAATCTATTGTAAGAGGCAGTTCTCTACGTGCAATCATGGCATTTGACAATAATAATAAAACTTTATGGCGTACTGCCGGGTGTTGCGGCAGCGGATATCAGCGTGACCCATACAATTGGGGTAAATATATAGGCGGAGGCAAAGCCGATAACTATTTTAAAACTGCTACTATAACGGGTCAGCAAATTGAAGGCGAATGGATAGAAATAAAATTACCCTATAAATTACAGGCGACTAGATACACACTACTAACGGCAACTGATTGTTGCCCCCGTCGGTTTCCTACAAAATTTACATTGCTAGGTTCGAATGATGGAAGGGACTGGACAGTTTTAGACAAACGTGACATTGACGTAAATCCACAAGGAAAATACAACGTTAATGTGCCAGTTAAATTTAACATATCAACAGTAGTACAACTGTTCAATACATTTAGAATAGTATTTGAAGGGTCGTCTTACGAAAAAGACAATAATGTGATGGCTATTAGTGGAATACAAATATACGGATTATATCCAACCATAAACATTTCCGGTCAGGTGGAAAATAAAAATACACCTCGTAATACGAATAATATCCGTCCATATAATAATAAGAGTATTATGAAGAAAAAGGAAGGCTTTTCACCTACTATGCAAAGTGAAGAACAGTTAATAAACGATTTAAATGATTTTAACGCAAAATATGCTACTTATGTAAATTGTAAGACCAATACTCCGACTGCTTGTACCCAACAAGAAACCATTCTAAATTCCGCATACGATAAAATAGTCACCTTTGGAAATAATAACACAGTTTCGGGCGGTAGTTTATATGGAGTATCGAGTAGTCTTGCCAACGTTAATGACATTGTCACGAATACAGTAGCAGATGCCTCATTTAATGATATAAAAACGAAACATAAACACATTACACAAATGCGAAGCGAATTAGACGCAAAATTAAAAGAATTGTATGTTACAGATGATTCCTTGGCATACGAGCAACAGCGAATTTTTGATGGCACTATATATACAAGTTTAATCTGGACAGTTTTAGCAACAACCACACTTTTTTATGTATTTAAAAAAATATAAGTGGGTGAAGTATACTGATGTAATTCCAAAGAATTCTATCAGTAATATAATATAGAATAAAGATGTCAGTAAATACCGACCAAGTTATACAGATTTTACCTTTACCCGATGATAAACTTATGAGTAGCAATAAACAAGTAATTACTGGAATAGATGATCGAGGTATAGTAAAATATACGCCAAATGGTACATATGAAATAACCGCATCTTCGTACGCAAGTGAAGCCACAAAACCATATGTAATCGCAAATGATAACGAAGATTATTGGGAATGTGACTTTAAAGATAGCACCAATTCAAAGTATAAGCAAAACCCATACACAGAGGGAAACGGTAAAATTTTATCTTCATATCAGGGTGGCGGGACTGATTATCTGTGGACTACGCCTGTTGGTTCTAGCAAAATAATAAATGTACGAGGTGAGTGGATACAATTGCGCATCCCATATAAAGCATATATTCAGCGTTATGGGATCCGAACACCCGCATCTAGTAATAATACCTTTCCGCGCAATTTCATGTTAGTTGCATCTAATGATGGAACTGCTTGGGTACAATTAGATCAGCGAAATTTAAAAGAGACAGATGTACCGACCGGGGCAATTACAACAAAATCATTTGATATAAATTCGCCAGAAAAATACTCTTATTTTAGACTAATTGTAATGGGAATGGGTCCAGGTATAAAATCGTTAAAAATAAACGAGTTAAGACTATTTGGCACGACAATGATATCAACCAATGAGAATGCATTAAAACCCGAAACCTTTGTTACATTGTCTCGTTCGTTTGAATTAAATGATGTGGCAAAAGAGGATGCGATGTACGATGGTATTAATATGTATGACCGACAATACGGGAAATATAGTTTAGGTGCAAACGCAGGTTCAACCAATAAACCAATCGCAAAAAGTGATACAGTGCAAACGGAAATAAATAATACTACTGTGCTAGAATATGCATTAAAATCAAGTATATTAGCAGGACTTTTATTGTCGGGTGTATTTTTGTACAAAATAATTCGCCGTTAGGTTGAAAAAAATTATCACAACTGTGTATAACAGAATTCATGAGTGTACGTGGTAAAAACATCATTCCGTATACAAGTCCTGGCAGTAATTACTCTACATATAACGTATCCACTGCATTATATGAGGCAACGACCGAGCCATTTGATACTCACGGATATGCTGCACCAACAATACCAGTAGATAATTTAACAGACGAAGTGAAACAAAAATTAAAAACAGACATTGCAAATAATCAAATTGGACCAATGACTGCAATCGCGACGGATTACAATGGCGTTATGCAAAATATTAACTCTAATTATGCCAGCATAGGCACCAATGTAGCGGCTACCATTCGTCTGCGTGATAATTTGAAAAAGGATGCAAGATCCGGATACGTAGACTATAATTATAGTATGGAACCCCCGATTAAAAAAACGGAAGATGTACGTTTAGACGATATAAATGATATGATTTCACAAACTAATACAATATATACATTAGGAACAGTGACTGCAATGACATTAATTATTGCTGGTATATTTGTATTGCGTGAGTAAGCAAGCCCGAAGTAAATATTATAATATTTTTATAATATATAAAATGCAATTAAATACTGATTTGTCTGGTTTATTTCATATTCAGAAGGATTATCTTGCGGGTCTAACTATCCAAGATGCATCATTTAACACAAAAGTTAACAATTTAGCCACTCAATTGGGAAACTTACATAAAGACTTTACCGCCGCGAACATATCTAGTGGCGCGGTTTTAGCAAGACAACAGGAGGTGTCATCTATTATTGACGAAGAAAAGAAAAGGCTTGAACAGAAGAAACAAAGCATAGACAATGCACTTGACGGCAAAAGACGCGCCATTGACTTGAATGAGACGTATAGAATGAGACAATCGCAATATCTCCGAATAAAAATAGTAATGGTAATAGTTTTAGTAATATGCATTGTATTAACGCTACTAAATCGTCAATTTCCGATAGTCCCATCTATAATTGTCACGTTGATCAACTTGATAGTTGTACTGATTGGTGGCGTCTACTGTTTGTTTATATACTCATCTATTTCTAGCAGAAGTCTGATGAATTATAATGATTTGGACTTGGCTGGTCCAGCAGCACCTACTGTATCAAGTATTGCAGCAAGTCAAGTTGCCGCAAGCAAAGCTGGTAACTTACTAGGAACGATTAATATTGTAGGATGTGTTGGTTCGGCGTGCTGTTCTGCTGGAACTAAATGGGACAACGAAAAATCAATGTGTGTTCCCGATAGTGCTTCTGCTGCTCCTACTCCTCCTGCTGCTCCCCCTGCTACTCCTTCTGCTACTCCTCCTGCTACTCCCTCAACCGTAGGTGGTTTTACTACGATGGAACAGAGCGGTCCGATTGCCCACTCACCAAGTGAATATGACAGTTACGGAAGGGTCTAGGCATATGAAATAAAATAAACATAATGTGTATATAAGTAAACACATTATGGGAAACAAGTCATCTGCACCGGTATTTAGAAACCCTTTTCCGGATAGGCAAGGTGAAATAAATCAAAAGAACTCTCAGATTGCATCATTAAATGGAAAGGTTGCGACTGAAAATGCAAATGCAAATGGCGTACAGGCGAATATAAATAATACAATCAATACAAAAAACCAATATGTATCTTCAACTAATGAACACAAAAAGGATGAACAAATAAAACAAGGTGACCTACACTCAGCAGAAGGCAAAGTCCTCAATTTAAATAATAGACTTGTTATTGCAGTAGACGACGTTAAGAATACACTCAATAGTGTTGAGGTAACCAAAGGAGGACAAAGGGTAACTACGGCAGCAAACGCGGATGCAAGCAAGGGAATTGCTGACAAAATGCAAGATACTATTCAACAAACAAAGAATATATATACTGGAATGAATAGAACAAACCATTCATTAATGAATACAATTAAGAATACGCAAAATAGCCATACGACCGATCAGTCAAGAGTAACCTATCAAATGCAACAAACAGACTATTTTAGCACATTGAATAAGATATTGTTGATTATTTATATTTTGTTGTTATTATTGTTCACGTTTCTATTATATAGATCACCTATAAATATGAGTATGTTTATGAAAATCATAGCATTTATATTATTAGTATTGTTGCCATATATGTCACTAATATATTATCGGTATATTGTATAATAAGCAATGTTTATTTTTACATATCTTAAACAACAACGTGAAATAACCCAATTAAATGGACGAATAGCCAACTTAAACAATCAAATTAATTCTATAAGATGGCGTATTTCAAATTTAAATAAACAGTTAGCGAACGAAACGCTTCACAAAGATTCTGCTTACACCGAAAATACTATATGGCAGCGAAAAATAGACGATTTAAAACGTAAAATCGCTATTGAAGAAGCAAAAATACCCGCATTGGAAGATGAAATAAAAAAACAAGAGATTGAGCAGAAACGTCTAGCCGGAATTTTAAGTTTGACTGACGATAATCACCGATCAGACATTGAAGCTTTTACTGGATTGTCATATTTATTAACAGACGAAACATATAAAAATGATAAAACGCACGTAGCGTATTATAAAGATATACAATTTCAAAATAAAACGTTATCTAATACAATAACCGACCTACAAAGTAAATCTACCACATATAACCGAAAAACTGCGAACGAAAATAACAATAAAGCGATGTATGGGTTTTACAGCCAGTGGTTATTTTATATTTATTATGTGGTATTGGTAATATTACTATATTTTGCTTATACGAAACAGTATTTTCCAAATAAATATATCTATGTCACAGTTGCTATATTACTAGGAACGTATCCATTTTATATTTTAAGAATAGAGGAAATCATATCAAGCACATTCGCCTATATTTGGGCATTAATGCGAGGAGAACCATACGCCGAGCAATAAAAATATATTTTTATACAAATATATTGTTACAATCAGATTTTATAGTTGGTTTTCATCAATATTGTCATCAAATTCTTCTAACAATTCGTTCGCATCGGCTTCGGCATCTTCGGTTGTTTCTTGGTATTT